TATTATGAATATATAACTTCCATAAACAGAATTATCTACCCATGAACCATTACCATCTATTGATATTGTAGAGGCTGCTGAAACATTAACTGTTGCTAGTTTTACTACATCTCCACCTGATACTGCTGCCCACTCTGGATCGTTAGCACCTTGTTTAAGATAATAACCAGCTGTACCTTTTGGTAGTCTAGTTAATGCACTTGCACCTTTAAAGACAATATCTCCTCTAGCTGAAAGTGTTGATGTTAAGTCAGTTCCATTAGTACCATTAGTACCTGCTGAACTCATTATATTCCAGTAAGCTGTTGCGTTGCCTACTGCTTGATTTGAATGGGCTTGAATACAAACATAACTATTTCCACTTGATGAAACTACGTCATCAATAGCGTAGGTTGTGCTACTATTGTAAGCACCTTTCCAGTTAAATTTTATTGCGCCTAAATTTATTGTTGCCATATTGTTCTCCTTTTATCCTATTTCTATATTAATATCAATTATATTGTTGCAATTAAATTACCATTACTAATACTAAAAACAAAGCCAGAAGCACTAAATAATACATCATCAAATCCAGCATAACTTGCTGCATCTATATTATCTGCACCTTGATTAGTTGTAATATATCTAGCTGCATTATTTGCAGGTGTTGGTGTGTTTGCTTGTCCACCCATATTTGAGTGTGATGAGCAATAATAATAAAGTGTAGGTGCATTAGATGCCACTACGATTGTAACTTGTGTTGTAGAATTTACAGTTACACCAGTAGTGTAAGCACTTGAGTTTCCACTATCTGTAGAAAATCTAAATGGGTGTGCTGACGGGTGGTTAAATATGTAAGTATTACCCTCGTATAAATCTAAAGTATCTTGTTGAACACCATCTATAAAATATTTATTAGAACCACCAACTGAAACTACTGTTACTGTTTTTACTAAAGTAGATGGATTGTAATATTTATTAAAACCATAAATTTCTGCAGAAGAAGCATTAGAAAATTCTAAAGCGTTAGCACCAGCATTAACTACTAAAGCCTGTCCTGCTGATCCTAATGCTGCTGGTACATCATTTGCGGCTGTAATACTAAAATTTGATAAACTAAAAGTACCAAAGGCAACAACCATTAAAATATCGTTTACTGCAGCACCAGTACCAAGAACTACAGAAGTTCCATTAGTTGCAGTAAAATCTGCATTAGCTAATTTTACCCCATTCAAATAACAATCAATAAATCCTGCATCATAAGCCATTGTTGCAGAATTAGTGTCTGCACCAGTAAATGTTGTTTGACCTGCTGTTGCAGTATATTCAAATCTATTAGCTGTTCCATTTACCGCAGAACCTGCAGCAATCCATCCACCAGAAGAATAAACCTTCATAGTGTTTGAGGCTGTATCAAAATATAAATCTCCTAAATCTAATGCCGAACCATCTGGGTCTGCAGTTGGTGCTGTACCACTTGGGCCAAGATATATATTTGCAAAAGCATTTATGTCTGCAAGGTTAGTTGCTGCAGTTGTAATTGCAGCTATGTTTGTACCTACATTTGTAACATTAGTATTGTTAGTTGCTACTAAATTTATATTTGTTGAATTAGAATTTACTGTACCAATCGCTGAACTTAAACCTGCTACTGTTGTTACATTTGCTGAAATTCCTGCAACTGTGTTTATTTTATTTTGATTTGTAACTGTTGGTGTAAGTTGTAACCATGTAGTGCTAGCAAGATTATAAACTTTCATTACATCATTGGTAGTATCAAAATACAATGCACCATCTGCTAATGCGTTACCGTCATTATCTACTGATGGATTGCTTGACTTTGCGCCTAAATACGCATCATCAAATAAATCAAATGTTGTTGCTGCTGCACTAGCACTTCCTGCTGCTGCAGTTGCGCTTGATGCTGCTGCTGTTGCTTGATTAGTAGAAGTTGTTGCAGAGTTAGAGGCATTAGTTGCACTTGTTGCAGCATTACTTGCAGAAGTTGATACAGAACTTGCACTAGCTGCTGCTTCACCAGCTTTTGTAGTTGCTATTCCTGCTTGTGTTGTAGCAGTTGTTGCTGCAGTTGTCGCACTAGCTGCATCTACTAATAAATCCCATTTAGCACTATCTGTATTAGTTGTTAAAGGTTGAGAGCCACTTGAAGTGTGAACCGTGTTAGCCATAAAAATATTATTAGTAGAAGTATCTTTAACAATATCTCTATTTGCATAAGTTGTTGAAGCAGACCAATTTCCTTTATTAATTCCAATTTCATTTGTAACAGCTAACTCTCCAGCATTATCAAAACCTAAAACTTTACCTGCTCTACTAACTGCGTCAACCGTAAATTCAGTTGATGTCATAGTATTTGTTCTTGATAGTTTTAATGATCTATCTGCTTCTTCTTGAATTTCTTGTACTAATGATACTGATTTATCAAATCCACCTTCTACTGTTTCAGCAGAAAAAGGATCGTTTTCAACAAGATCAATATTTTGAGTTTGTACTGTAGCACGTCTAATAACAAGTGTTTCACCGCTTGCTGGTGCAACACCCATAGTAACATTACCACCACTTGCATTTCCTGCACCACTAACTGAATAATCAGATGATATTGATTTAACTGTTTCTGTTCCTGTAGCTGATCTTAAAATAACTTGTATATCAGCATTTACACTTATCTTAAAAGTGTAAGGAAATACTGTTTGAGAAGCATTACCAGAGTAAGAATTTTTTATAATTGTTGTACTAATAGTCATATTATTCTTCTATTTTATCAGATTTTTCCTTTTTAATAAAGTTAATAGGATACTCATTATCAGTTTTTTCAATAAATTCAATCAACTTCATTATCTTAATAGCTAGTTTTTTACTGTCATTTTCACTTAATATTTCTTGTAATAATACAGTACCACCAGCTTGAGCAGATAATCTTTCTATTAACAATTTATTTGTTTTTAATCTTTCACCTCTAACCATTAAGGCCAATTTATGTTTATCTGTTAAAGGTTCTCCTGTAACTAAATTTGCTACAGCCTCTTTATAATCAAGTGTAATTTGTGCATTTTCTTTTTCAAATTGCTCTATACCACCTTCTGATTTTTCCATAAATCCTATAGCTGGATGTTGTCCTATTTTAATCCATCTATTTATTACTCTACCTATTACTGGTATATCTAATACTTTTTCTAATTCATTTGTTATTTCTTTTAAATCATTACTTTTAAATTTATATACACCTTGACCAGAATAAGTATTAAAAAACCATTTTAATATTTCTTTATTTTTTCTAGCATCATCTGCTTTATCAGTTGTTTTATCAATTGCAGTTGTACCTCTAAAATCATCATATGGTGTAGTACCATTCATCCATCCTATTAAATCAGCAAATAAACTAAATACAGGGTTCATAGAAGGTAATCCAGACGATCCTACATAACCAAATAAATCAGCAGGTGTTTCCAATGTTCCAGCTTTACCATCATCACCAATACTCATTGCTTTATAAAGTACACCATTAATTATTCTTGATGTTTCATCTTGTGGTATTCTTAAATATATCGGTCTGCCATCTGGAGTTTCACCTAATACTATTGGAATGTAATTTATTTTATCCCAATCAGAAATACCATATTTATAAACAGCACCTAAACCAACACCAAACAATCCTATTTCCATAGCTTTTTGTAATATTTTAGGAATTACATTGTATGCTATAAATTTACTACCAACAGAAAAAGGTGCTTCTTTGGCTCTAGTTATATCTGCTCTCCAACCTTCTTTAAATGCGTTAGAATATAAATATAGATTATTAGTTAATGCATTTAATTTACCTTGTCTTAAAAAGTTTGGTGATCCTACTTCTGATTGAACTCTTAACATCATTTCTTTATCAGACATTTTTAATTCACCTCTTTTAATTTGATCTTTTAAAAACATTGTTCCTGCAATTTTAGGTGTTCTTTCAAACATTCTTGCAAAGTTACCAAGACTTTCAAACAAGTACCCAAATGTTGAACTCCAATATTTGTCAAAACCTTTTTTCTTATTTAGATCACCTAGTAATTTTTCAAGCGCATAAGTGTCTGGGTCTTTATCTCTTAATAATGCTTTATTACCTGCCTGTCCTCTATAACCTTCATTCATAGATATTAAAAAACCTTCGTTTTCCATCCATTTAGTTAGTTCAGTACCATCTTTAAAAATAGATTTATAAGCAGGTTTTATTGCTTTAAAATAATATTTAAGTAATGAGTTTTTACCCATACCAGCTATATCTACATATCTAGCACCTTTTAATAATTTAACTGATCTGTTTAAATCTCTACCCAAGTTGATTGGCCAGAAAGCAGGATTATATTCAGTAAATAATTTTCTAAAAACATCACCAGTTTGTGTCATTAATTTATACATATAGAACGTACCATTAGGATTTTCTTTAAATGATTGTGCAACAAATTTATTAACGTGCCAATGCACCATTTTACCATCTTTCATGTAACTAAATTGTTCCATGCCTTTAGCGGGTTTTTCTAATCTACCTTCTCCAACAAATTTAGGTTTATAAATAATTCTATCAGATGGTTCTCCAACCTTTTTACTATATCGTTCCATCCAATTTTTATTTTGTTTTAACCATTGGATAGTTAATGCCATTGTTCTATGTCTTTTAGCTTCAACTAATAACAACATATCTTTTTCAAGTGTTGCGTTAAATACATTCATAATGTCATCAAATGAACCTTTAGAACCTTTTAAAAATTTTGTAGCACTTGAATTTGGCCCATATTTTTCTATACGTTCTAATAAATATTTTCTTACGTTAAATGTAATATATTCTTTATTATTTTCTAATTTAGCTATTAATTCTGCACTATACATTCCACTTTCTTTTAATTCTGGAATAACCATTTCTTGTCTTACTTTGTAAAATTCGTTTGTTAAATTTATTAAATCTGGATGCATTTTTGCATAATAATCATAAACTTCTTTAGCAGTTCTATCTCCTAATTTTTTAGCTAATTCTGGATTAACTTTCATAATACCCAATGCATTTACTAATTTATTTCTTTGAGAACTTTCAGCTATGTTTCTTAAAAATAATGCAGTACCAATATCAATTGAGTTGTATCCCAATTCTTCTGCTGGTTTGACAACCTTGTTAATCATATCTTCTGTATATCTTTTTAATTTAGCATGACGGTATCTGTAATTTTCAATAGACCAGTTTAAGTCTTTTGCTAATGGACTATGCCATCTTTCATTACCAGTTCCTCTAAATCTTCTGTATATCCAATAAAAGTTATCTATTGCTTCTGTACCTAGAATATCTGCTTTAGAAGGTGTGTAATCTTTTTCTATTCTCTCAATCATTAAGTCATTAGTTTCTCTAAACATATTACTTATATCTGATACTACTTTACCTAATCTTTTGTCTGATCCAGATTTTAAATCTATTTGTATTCTTTCCCAATTTGCTTTTACTTCTGGTCTAGCGTGCATATAATGCATCCACATTTCCCAAGTTCTAGGTGCATTGTTTTTAACCCATTGTGGTCGTAACATAAACGCCATCATAAAATCAGCCATTAATTCTCTTGGGCCATCTCTATATGCTGTATATTTTACGCTAGCACTTCTATCAAATGGTTTCCATTTAGCTGATAAACTTTTAAGTTCTGATGTAATCCATTCTTTGTTTACTAGGTTTCTTTCTTTTAAATTTCTTTCAAAGTTTTTAGCAAAGATTTTGTATGCTTCATTAGTTAATCTACTATCACTAGGTTTACCGTTAATTTTGTCTGCAATAGCTTTTAGATGATTTGACATTAATCCTTTTAATGCATCTCTAACTACTAATTTTTTAACAGCACCATCTAACTTAACAAATGCATTATAAAAATCTGGATTAATTTTTTCTCTAGCACCAGCATCTCTAAATATTTGTAATACTGTTTCTGGTGTAATTTCTAATTTTTCTAAATCTACTTTAACTTCACCTTCTTTTTCTTTAGCCTCTTTTATAGCGGCTTTTTTCATTCCCTCTATTTCTTTTGCACTAAAAGGTTTTGCACCTTCATTTTTACCGTCAATCCATTTGTTCATATAACCTTTTAAAGTAGCTATTGAACCTAATATGTTTCCTCTACTTAAAGTACCGTTAGGTAAATAATCAATTAGATGACCCAATTCATGCGCAAACGTCATCATAAATTGTTCTGGGTTTTTTTGTAATGCTTCGTTTATAACTATTCTAGGTGATTTTTTTCCTTTAAACTGAAAATAACCATTTAAACCTTCTGGTAAATTTTTAAGTTCTGGTGATTTTTTAACAAATACTTTGTATAATTCTACAAGATCAATCATGTCTAACCCTCTTGATGAGTTAAACAATCCTTTCCATGCTGCTGCATTAGTAGAATAATCTGCTGGTAAATTTTTTGTTGATGTAAATATATCGTTAGGTATTCCCCAGTTATCACCACTTTTACTATTATTTAATTTATCATAAAATACACCTTCTTTTTCTTTAAAGTTTTCAAAGTAATTATTTGCTTGTGCATTAATTTCGCCATTTTGTATTTTTTCTGGTTTTATTGTAGCTAAAATTTTATTAGTTTCTGGATGTAAAAATAGTATAGGGCTATCTTTACCTGCACCCATAACTTGAGCAGTTTTAACTTGACCATTTTCTGTAAATTTAATTAGTTGTTCATAAGCTGATCTATTAATTGCTACATTTTCATTACCAACTCTAACAATTAAAGTAGCTACTTCAAACCTAGATTTACCACCTGCTTCTAATGCAAATAATATTTCTGCTTTTTTATTTCTACTTGATATTTGACTTCTTTCATTATTAATAAAATCTTTAGCATTTTTGTATTCTGTTTTTTTAGTTTGATTTTTATTAAACAGTTTAGTTAGTTCTGGGTAAAATTTACTTTGGATTGTAATACTTTCATTAGCAATAGTTTTACCATCTAATGTAACCACTTTAGTAGATGATCCAGTTTCTCTTACAACTGCTTCTGGTGAAGATTTAAAATTAGTTTCTTTAAATACTCCATCTACATCTTTTACTAACTCAACTATATCTGCTGCAAATTCACCGTTTTCTTTTCTTTCTTTAAATGAATTATCTTTAGCAATTTTTATAGATAGTTTATCACCTTCTACTATTACTTCTATTGGTTTAATTGGTGCTTTTCTTACTTGACTTTCTAATACGGGAATTGTTGAACCATTAGCTTTTTCAACAATAATTACTTGTTCTGAACCTATTGTTTCTTTACCTTTTACTTTAGCAACTTCTGTTGAAGATGTAGATATATTTACAATTTCATTATTTTTATATTTTGGTGGTGGTAATAATTTAATATCAGCTTGTTTTTCTAATCCTTTAATAACAGTTTCTGCACCTTGTTTATAAACAGATGGTATTTCACCGTTTTCTATTGCAACTCTTATACTAATATCACTTTCCATGTCTTTAATAACATCTCTAGGGTGTCTTGAGTATTGAGTATAAATTTCTTTAAACGTACTCATACCTCTTATTGATCCGTGTATTCCAAAAACCAAGACCGTAGCATGAGCAAAATCTTTTAAAGTAGGTACGTGGCCTTCCATAGCTGCCCCTAGAGTAGTCATAACAGTTATTTCTGATGCTAATCTAGCTGTTGTACTTCCTGTAACTGCTTTTACTTTAGCACCAACACCAAATGTAGCACCACCAATAACTGCTGCTTTACCAGCAACTACTGCTGTTTTTTTATCCATGTAATGACTTAAAAATTCTGGAAATGATCCAACATAATTATCTTCTATTGCTCTCATGTATGCTGATCTCATAACTTCTGGTAATGCAAAACCACCAGCACCACATATAACAGGTGTAGCAGGTGCAGAAGTACCTAAACTACCAACTAATGCTGTTCCTGCTGCAGCAAAACAACCTGCTGCCATATAAGGTAAATCATTGACTAATGTTGCAGCAGCCGAAATAATATCTTTATCAAATCTTTGATCTTGATACATAAATACTTTTTGTATTGCTTCATATGGATCAGCATTTGGGTCATTAATAAATATTTGGTAATATCTATCCATTACACCATTTACAGATTGTTCATATCCATTTGTAAATACGTTGTAATAACCTTTACCACCAAAAGCATTTAATAATTTATCTCCTGCGTTAGCGGGTAATTTTTCTAATGCTTTAGTAACTATATTATCGTTACCCCAATAAGCTAATTGTGCTGTTTGATATTCATAATTATCAGTACCCCATTTAGAAAAATATTTATCAGTTCTATCTTTTAATGCTTCATTATCTACAAGTCTAAATTCTTGACCATCACCTGCTTGTATATCTGGTACTTTTTCGTAATCAGCATGATGATATTTTATGTATAATTCTTTCATTGCATCAACATCACCGTCAGCAATTGCTTTTAATAAAGCATCTGAACCAGCACGATTAAATTTTGTACTTGCTGGCATTTCTAAAAAGTTAGCTAATGCTAATGCTTTTTGTTCATCTGGTGATAATCTTGTAGGGTCTTGGTGTACCAATGCATCTTGAACCCAATTAGGTAATTGATAATTAGGGTTCATTCTAGTCATAATATTGTTAAATCTGTTTATTGCAGTTCTAAAACCAGATTTTCTAAATTGAAATAAACCTGCTGCACTACCATCTGCATTATAAATATTTTTATTATCACTTTCTAATGCTGAAACAAATGACATAAATTCATTAAGATACATATTTTGCATATCGTTAAATCCATAATTTTGTTTTGTGTACTCTAATAATGCTAAAGTGTTTTGGCCTGTTGAAAATGCTGTATGTAATACATTTATCTTTTCATTAAATTTTCTTTCTTTTTCAGCTTCTACAAAATTTTTATCAAATACATATCTACCTTCTTCTTTAATAAAACCTAAATTACCAGATATTTTGTCTTTAGCTGTTAAACCATCTAACATTTTAACTTGTGCATCATTTAATGCACTTTCCGCTAAACTTAAATCTGGGTTAAGCATAAAGTTTTTCTTTTCATAAGCAATATTTGGATAATAGTTTTCCATCCAATTATCTATAAAACCAACTCTACCTTCATCATCTTCTTTAAATAATTTGTATGCCTCACCTATTTTATCTACAATTTTAGCTTGATCTTCGTTTTTAAGTAAATCAAATGTAGTATTTTTTAGATTATATTTTGCATCACTTGTTTTGCTAGTATTTATAGTGTCAGCATTTTCTATATCTTGACTTACCATTAAGCTATTTTTTTTACCTAATGTTATACTATTATCTGTAACAGCAGTAGTATCTTCCTGCATATCATAATCATGTAATGGAGTATCTTGTACTTTTATAATACCGTAAGATTTATATATTTCGTTTTTACTAAATCCTGCTTTTTCTAGTAAAGGTAATTGGTTATCAACATACGACTTAATTGTGTCGTTATCAAAACCAGCTTGTGATAATTGTAAAGCTGTTATTTTCATATTTATTCAAAGTCTGGCATTATAAACAAATCTGATATATCTAATGTTTCTATATTATCACCTGTTATAACACTTGGTAAGTTATCATTTCTTTTAATTAATTTTTTAGCACGTTTAACGTATTCTAATACACCTTCTCCTTCAAGTCTTTGAGGTACAACCATATTAGCATTAGAAGGTGTTTTGTTTGTAAAATAATCTGTAGGCATAATATAAAAAGTTTTATCTGTTGCTGTTGTACCTACAATGCCATCAATTTTAGTTTGTAATTCTTTTAATCTAGCGTCATTCATAGAACCTTTATATGTTGAAATTAAATCATTTAAAATGTAATTAGGGTGTCTTTGATTGACTAACATATTTTCATATGTAAATCCTTTTCTTTCACCTTGAGCAAGTAAGCTAAACATATTATTCATAGCGTTATATGCTTCTTGTGTCATTCTACCACTACTTAATGCTTGAGTTAGCATTGCTGTTCTTTGTTCTGGTGGTACATTTTGTATATTATCTAATAAACTTAAAACACCATCACCTGCGCCTATTTCTTTCATAAGCATAGATGTTGCTCTTGTAGTTAAATCTTTTTTAAATGCATTTCTATTTTTAGTTAATGAAATACTTTTATCATATAAACTTAATGCAGTTTCTGGTTTTAATAATCCATTAGCCATTAAATCAAAAATAACTTGTCTTTCTGCTTCTGTGTCCATTGCACCAGAACCTACCATATAAGTTACTAAACTTAATGCTTGCGTTCCTTGTACAGAGTTCCAACTATTTTTACCATTTTTCATATTGTTTAGAGAAGCATTGTATGCAGTTCTTAAAGTTAATTTCATTGAAGGTTCTAAATTAGATTTTTCTAAATCAGCCATAAAGTTTTTAGCACCTTCTGCACCTTCTTTTGATCCAGTTTCAAGACTAATTATTCTGTTAGTAAAATCTTTTTTATCTGTTTTATCATTATCTTCTTTTTGTTTTGTGTGTAATCCATTTTGAGTGTTAAATAATTCAGTTGCTTCTTTAATTAAAATTTGTCTTAAATCATCATCTACAGTAATTTCATTACCTTCAATATCTACCATACTAAAATTTTTATTTTTTAATCTTGATGTAACGCTATTCCAATCTATTTCTTTACTACCATTTGGTGATTGAATATTTAAACCTTGTGTAGCTTGAAACATACCGTATTTTACATTTGTATATTGTTTAGTTTCATCTTTAACTTTGTTAAATTTATCAGTATCAAATAAATTAGTTTTAACATTATCTGCTAAATGTATTTCAGTATATAATTCATATGCTGTTTCCATTTCTCTTAATGATGTAGCATTTTCTAATGTTTTATTATAAGTATTAAGTGATTCATTAAAAGCATGACCTGCATTTTTAAGTTTTTGATTATTTATTGCTGTAACAACTTTGTTTCTACTTTCAAAAAATTTTTGATAATATAAAGGTTGATATTCTGTCCAAGTTTGCTCATCTAAACCTGTTTTAAATTCTTTTTCCCATCCTTTTGCTTGAGTGTCATAATCTAACAACCAATTATCTGGAGTTAAAAAATCTTCTCTATTCATTAAAGAGTTTTCAAATTCAGAAGTTTTACCAAACATCATACTGTCTGATAAAGATTTATTAGTATTAATATCTAATCTTCTTAATTTAGCTTCATGGTTATTTTTCATTGCACCATATTCAGCAACTTTACTTAAAGCTAATGCACCTATATCAGCAATAGCACCACCAGTTGCAACACCAGTTGTTAATGATCTATTACTAGCAACAACATTAGAAGAAGCACTATCTTTATATCTAGGCAGTTTCATATGTAATCCTATATCTAGCAGGTGTAAAATTTACCTTTATTGTTGTTCCTTTTTCATTTGTTTTATCTGTCCATGCATTAAATTCTTTAGTAGAAGGTTCTGTTCTTGAAAATCCTTCAAATATTTTTTCCATGCCATCCCAGACTTTAATTAAATAAATCATTATCCACCAGTTCCTGTAGTATTTGCAGCTTTATTATTATATTTATAATTAGTTGCACTACTTGCGCCAGACAATAATGTTTGACCCATTTTGTATTTTTGTGCTGTAAGTAATCCTGTTAGTTCAGCATCTCTTGCTGCACTTTGAACAAAAAATCTTTTTTCCATATACCATAAATCACTTTCAAATTCTTCAAAATCTGAATTAGCTACAATTAATGGTGAACCAGTAAATTGTGCGCCAGATGCACCTATAGCGGCTCTTTGTTTGCTCATTAATTTAGTTTGTGCTTTTAATGTTTTTTGTTTTTCGTATTGAAATGAAAGTTCATTTTCATAGTTTTGCCAAGCAGCGTTTGCTTTCATAGTTTTCATTTGTTGACGTTGACCCATCAACGTAACTGCTGTGCTTGCCGCCATTGCGGCTAATACTTGCCATGCCATAATTTAATCCTTAATCACTTGTTACTAATGTTCCTGTTATTCCTAAAATAGTCATAGGTAATGGTTGTTCTTGTTTTATAATTATTTGTCCATCTCTATCCCATCCTAAATTAATTACTCTTTTATCTCCAGTAAATTCTTTAATATTTTGACCCATTGGAGTAGATGATGTTCTAAATGGTAATTGATCTCCATTTATATTAATACCAACTGTTTCATGTAATCTTACCATAACTTCATTATATCTTTTTTTTCTACCTTGTGCAGTACCAGCAGCAGCACCAGCTTCTACTCGCATAGTTTTTAATTGTGATACAAAACCAAGACCAACTTCTAAAGATTTAAAACCTGTATTTGGTGATAAACTAACAGATATTTGTCCACTTGATACTGTCTGGTTAGGATATACAGCATCACCAATAAGTATTTGTACACTTTCACCTTCTAAATGATTTAATCCTGTTATTGTTGTACTACTAGCATTTACAGTTGTAGATAAAGAACTATCCATATTTACAGTTTTATCTAAATATTCAACATATTTTACTATGCTACCATTTACTTTTCTTTCAACAATAATCCATGTTTGGTTTTCTAATTCTTCTGAAATAGTACAAATAGATTTAACTTTAGCTTGTGATTGTATGCTTTGTGTACCAACACCAGCACTTATTTGTATTACAGTTCTATCTTTTGCTTGTTGATATGTTTCTGCAAATTCAATGTTGTTAGCATCTTTTGCTATAACATGATAAAAACTATTATCTTGTAAACCACCAATTTTAGTACCACCATTTGAACTATATAAAACTTTATCACCTGTAACAAAACCATGATTAGATATTGTAATAAAACCATTAAAGAGAGAATCACTTGTTTTAGATGTTACAGCAGTTGCGGCATTAAAAGTTTGTTTAAAAGAACCACCAATAATATGTCTATGCCAAGCAATAACATCTTCTTCTCTTTGATATGTCATACCTAATAAAGTACCATCTTCTCTTACTGCCCAATAAATACTTTCTGGTTCTTGTGCATAATCAACATCAACAATTCCATTACCTGTAATATGTTCAGCAAGTAATGTCATGTCTGGTGCAAGGTATGCATCATCTTCAAATCTGTAAGAAAATTCTCTAATTTTTTTTCTTTGTCTTTGTAAAAATAATACAGCGTTACCAATTTGAATAGGTTGTGTTGTATAACCGCCATAAGTAGTTTGTTGTGTAATTTGTACGTTATCGGGTTGTAAAGGCTCACCAGCAGGTTTTCCAACTTTAAATTCACCACCAGCAGTACCTACAATTAAATCTCTAGCGGGTGCTAACCATCTTATAGTGTTTACTTTGTTAGCAGCAATAGTATAAATAAATGCATCTGCAGGATCACCTGCACCTGTATCAAATTTTTCATAAAAACCACTTTCAGATGCCCATATAGTTTGTGGATAAAATGTACTACCACCAAATACTAATCTTTGTTCAAAAAATGAAACTGTTTTAGGGTATCCTTTTGCAGAACACCATGCACCTAAATACCAATCAGCATTAGCACTTGTATTTGCAAAATCTGTAGTAGTTGTTGCTGATACTGATGTAGTGGAACTAAATCCAGTAATTTTAGCATGACCATCTCCTATTCTAACTAATCTTCCTACATCTGTTGAAACAAACGTACCTGTTGATGATGTAATAGTTATACTACCAGATGTACCACTAGGTGTCATAGTTGTTGATGAAGTATTTTTATCTAAATATGGGCCATTTTTAAAATCTACTGTTGCAAGTGTCCAGCTAGTATGACCTAATCTTGATAATTTTTGTACGGGTAAACTTTCATGTACAATATACATAACGTCTGCTGATTGTGTAAATTGTATTTCATATAATTTATCTTCTGTAATATTTGTAGATATTTCATATGGAGAACCACTAGAAACTATTTGACCATCATCTTTATAAAATCTAATATATTGATGTCCAAATTCTAATACATATGATTGTTCAACATTAAATTCAAAAGGAATTAATCTAGTTACTTTAGAACTATCCTTAACTGGTGCTACATATCTAGTACCATATCTTCTTGATGCACCGCCTTGTGGAAATACTGTCATATTTTCCATTATCTCAACGCCATTATTGTATTTTTTAAAATCAATTTGACCTGCAAGTTTTGGTGTTAATTCACCAGCAGTAAAATTTGTTTGAAAAGGATGTACTCTAGCCATTATCTTCGGAAAGTTGTAAATGTGTCAGAAACAAGATCATCAATAAATCCTTCTTGTCCATCCACACTACGGGCTTCCGAAAGTTTATATTCATAGAGTTTCTGCATTTGAGTTTGTAATTGTACAGAGTTTGTTACTGGATAAGATAAATCTGTAGCTAATTTTGCAGTAAGTGTATCAACAAACATACTATCCATTAATGTAGTATTAGTAATTCTTGCAACATACATAATATTTGCTGTGCCTTCATTTGTTAATAATACTCTACCGTGAGTAGCTACGTTTTCTATTTTAAAAATAAAATGAGGTTCTTCCATTTGTAATACTCTTAAACAATCAGAAGGAAGTGAATATTGGTATGTAAACCCATAAGCGGGTGCTGCTGCTAATTGTGCTAATGATGCTCTTGTAACTGCAAAGTTCCAAGTATGTAATCTTAAAACTGCATCTCTTGCATCTGAATAAAATGAATTACAAAGTCTTGCTCTTTCAGTATCATCTGTAAGTGACGTAATAGGATCATCTCCTAATCTTCTTAATGCGTTTGAACAAATTGAAACTTCTGTAGCCATATATCCTTTTAAATATTATATGGGGCGTGTATTTCAACGCCCCACTTTGTAAAAAATTGTAAGTATAAGTATATTATACGTTACAAGCTATTTCTACAACTTTTTCATCTTCAACTCTAGTTGCACCAATCGTCATAGATAGGAATACTTGAGTTGCATAGTTCTTGTCATCTCTTTCAGATATTCTTGTATTAATATCTCTACCTAATGCAAGACCCATAGCAGAACCAGTAAATGCAAGTGCTAGATGATCGCCACCAACAGTTGCAACTCTTTCAGTTCTGATAAAGTTAAAGCCCATGAAACTATCAATTTGGCCTGCAACAAGTGCTTTTACATTATTGTAATCAGCAGAAGTTACTTTTTCATCACCTAATAGAGAAGTAATCTCTTTAGCTGAACAAACCAAGTATTTAGTTTCATCTGGATCAACGTCAGAAGCATCTATAATCTCTTTAGCAGCAATAAGTTTTGCAACTGTTAGAGAAGTACTGCCTACTGCAATTTTTTGACCAGCAGGTAATGCAACAGAAGTAGCACCAGCTACTCCACCAAATGCATTGCCAGAAGCGGCCGCAATAATTGCGTCATCCATTGCTCTACCCATAGCGTAAGCACCAGCTTTCGCATATTCAGATTGAGGTGATATTAACATTCTAACTTTATCCTCTTGGTCAATTAAATCAGCCCAATCGTAGTCAGCCAATGTAACTTTTCTTCTTGAGTGAGGTGTATTCACTTGAGGAGTGTTTTGATGTCTTGTTGTTCTTACAAGTGCTGCAGTTGCACCAATTCTTTCAAAGTAGTGAGATGTACCAGTTACCGTTTCAGATTTAACCGCACCTCTTAACCTTGAACCTTTTTGCTGTGCAAGATGAAACACATTACTTTTGTATTGTTCTACAAAAGCTGTTGTTATTTGTGTACTCATATTATTTAGTCCTTATTTAAAAGTTAAGAATAGAGAGCATAATACAAATGTATTAAACCATATTCCAATTAATCGGTCTTTGTCCATTACTGGGAAACCTTATTGTAATAACGCTACAATCACTACGGTTTTATAGTCAACATGACTTATACATTTGTTGTCCTTTCGGGCAAATATATTGTTGTAATAATATCACACTTGTGACTTATTTACCATACACTTTTTCATGTAATTGTCGCATTTTTTCTACAGCAATTTCATGGTTTGGGTGTGATGGATTAAAATAAGCATGACTTGTATCAGCCATAACATTATTAATTTCTTCTTTAGCATCTAACGGAGATGTAGCTAATCTATTATTAGTAGTATTTTGAGCCATATCTTCTGTTACTTCTTTACCAATAGTTGCTAAAAATTTTACTACAGCAGGATTATTACCAGCAGATGTTTCATTTAAAAGTTGTTGTAATTCTGCATCACCATAAACATTTAATGCTCTTTGTGCTGCTCTAACATTTTTATCATAATCATAACCCCATTCTTTTTTAAGGGCTTCTGTTGATTGTTCTTTTTCTTGTTTAAGAACATTGCCTTCATTATCTATAGCATTTTTAGTTGCACTAACTTGAAATTCCATTAATGCATTTACTTGTTCATTATTTAATCCAATTTTATGAGCAACATTTTTAAATTGTGAAATATCTTCTTTAGGCATAAAATGTTCCATATCATTTGGAATAGTAACTTCATATTTATCTGCAGTTTCTGGTCTGCCTAATTTAGTATAAAGTTCATTACGTTCTTCATCTGTTTTAGGTAATGGTATTTTACTACCTAATAACTTTTGTTGATGTACTACAGTTTTAGCAAGACTTTCTACATCTTTAAAGTTTGATAAAGTTGGATCATTTTTTAAATCTTCTGAAAGTGTTGATCTCCAATCATTTTGATTATCACCTTCTGATCCAAGAACTGTATTAACTGTGTTTTGTGCTACATCAGTTGTTTGAGTTTCTACTGGATTGTCATTAGTGGTCGTTTGTTCATCAGACATTTTTATTCTCCTTTATTAGATTGATTATTCTGATTAATACCGATCGTTGTCCTTCACGAAAGGCTGTTTCATATGGGTTCTCTTTAAATGAACTTCTATGATAATAAGCAGACGTTAAATCTGCTAATACTTTTTCACCTTCTTTAGATGAAAATGTAATTTTGTATTGTTGCTTTAATTGTTTTAGATCAGTATCTTGATCTGCCATATTATCCCATCATATCAGACATACCCATATCATCTGCCATATCTCCCATAGCGGATTGTACATTAGGGTCTGATAATTTTTTAGTTGCGTCAGCTTGTGTATTGGCTACTTGCGCTTCTTGTTGTGCTTGTTGTGCCATTGCAGCTTGTTGTTGTGCTTCTGCTTGTGCGGCTCTCATTTCATCAACTTGATCTTTACCTCTTAAAACAGTTTTAGGTACACCTAATAATTTTGCTCTCATTCTAATTGCGTTATCGTGATCTATATTATCCATAATAGCAGGATCAACTTGTGCAATATTCATTGCTAGTGTGTATAATCTTTCAATAGCAACTGCTTCTTCCATTCTTTGTGATCTAGCTAATGGCCCAACATATTCTACATCAATTGTAGTATCTTGAATAACATCTGGTGCAGGTAATAAAGCACCTGCTCTAAACATAATTCCAAATACTCTTTCAATTAATGGATTTAAAAATTCAGTTTGAAAACGACCTAATGTTGGCCCAAGTAATCTTTGCATAAGTTCATATCTAACTTGAACTTCTGTTGCTGTCATTTGTGGCCCATCTTGTAATTGTAGTTGGTCTGAATAAAATGCTTGTCTAATAGCAGTTCTTAATTGGTTTTCTTTCATGTCAGTTATTTGCCAATTAGAACCAATTTGTAATGGTTTAACAGCACCGTCATTTCTAACAACTGTAATACCAGCAGGTGTCATTCTAACTCTACCAATTACACCGTCATCTTGAACAAGTAATGGTGGATCAATTGCTTTAGCCCATGCTTTTAATCCAATTTCAACTGCTTTGTTTAAAGTTTTAATATCTGGTAACGCATTAAATGATGGTGATCTTCCAAATATTTCACCAGTTGCTTTTGACCAACGTGGTACTAAATATGGAAACTCATTATAACCACCTGTTCTAACAACCATTTTATCTTCTTCACAAACATGACATGAATGAAATGGTAATTTAGTTGCAGATTTTCCTATTGCTCTTTCGTAATCTTCTTTTGGTTCTACAGCGTGAATAAATGTAAATTTTTTTTCTGGTTTTTCTCTTGATGCTTTTAAAATTTTTTCACCTAAATTTTCTTCACCAAATTCTTGTACAGCTTGTCTAGCTGTTAATTTATATTTTCTATAAAGTGTATCTACTTTTCCATTTATATTTTCTTGAATATAGTATTCTGCAATATGCAAACAATTAAAATGAATACCATCTGTATCAAATCCTTTTTGTGCTTCTTCAACAAAAATTGCACCTGTACCTATTGAGCATAGATCAAGATATAATTCATGTACTTCTGTATTAAAATTTGTTTCGTTAAAAGTATCATACATTCTTTTTGCAGTATCTTCTAACCATAAAGCAACTTCTCTATTTTGATTTAGATTTTCATCTCTTAATTTAATTGAAAACCATGCTAATGATGGAGATGTAAGTGTACCTTGTAATGATGCTGCTAATAAATTGTTAGCAGTAATAGCTGTACTATCATAAAGAACTTCTGTTCTTTTTTCACCCCGAGTTTTTAATGTAATAACATCTGCTTTTCTTGGCATAACATAATCAAGAATTTCTTGCCAATGACTTTCCCAAGACCCTCTATCTTCTTCCATAGAGCCTAGACGTTTTTTTACATATTCAAAAGATGCCATACTAACTTTTTTTTGTATTCTTCCAACCAGACTTCATTGCTTTATATGCTTTTGCAGATACTGTTGATTTACTTTTTGGTCTTGAAGTACCAGCTTTTTTTCTAGCATTAATATTTTTTACCAATGACATTATACTCCTCCTCCTAATACTGTTTTACTTGTTTCCGCTTCTGTTTCATCACCTACACCAGAAGTTAAAATTGTTCCACGCATTCCTTTTTTCTTTGTACCTAACATTTTTTCTTTTTCAGCCGCAAGTTTTGCTTCTGCAGCATCTGTTTTATCATAGACCGATTGATCTACTGGTGGTGGCATTTGTGGTTGTGGTTTTCCGCCCATAATTATTCTCCTAAATCCATTTACATTCTTCTTTTAACATACCGTATATAGCCGCATCAACAAAATTATTATCTATTTTCATAACTTGTCTAACTACGCCTTCTTTTTTCCAACCTGTTCCAGATAAAATACGTTCATTACGTTCATATCCGTTTTTACAAACTGCTGTCATACGACCACAGCCGATTTGTTTAAAACCGTAGTCAAAGACGTATCTTATATGTTTTCTTGTAAATAATCTAGGACTTTCTATAGCTAGATGAACGTAGATGTTATGACCATCATAATCAGTAAATAAAAATCCACCTAATATTTTATCATTTTCTATAAAACCAATGTAAGAAAATTCATCTTTTATGTCAGCAGATATATGACAATTTTTTTTTAAATAATTACCAATTGGTTTTCTCCACTTGTCGTTTGTTACGACTTCAACCATAAATTATGCTTTGATTTTTTTCTTTTTTCCGCCACCTAAAATAGTTTTAGAAACATTTGCTTCTTCTGTATCACCACCAGCCATTACTGTCTGTCCACTTGTACCATAACCAGAACCTAATGCTGCTTTTTTTTGTGCCGCAACATCTACTGGTGCAGTTTGTGCTGCTACAGGTGCTTGTACAGGTGCTTGTACTTGTGCTACAGGTGGTTGTACTGTTTGAGTAATTGTTCTTATAATTCTTCTTACAAATCCCATTTTTTTTCCTTGTTAATTAAATATATTAAACTCATGTTCTGATTGCACTTGTAATCTTTCATACGATTTTGTTCTAGCTTTTCTTAACGACATAACTGCATATCTCATTGCAGATATTACGTCATCATTAGCTGGTACAATCTTACCATCTTTTCTATGATACATACGCAATTCTTCTAGTAGTTTACCTTGATTTTTAAAAATTTTCAACCTTTGTGTTTTAAATCTAGTATATATTTCTTGAACACCTGCTTCTACAGAGTTACCTCCAGAACCTTCTTTTTGTCCATTTGCAGGTGCATTACTAAAATGTTCTCTACTCATGTTTACACCTTCTTCTTTGTATTGTTGTGTTAGACTTTTTCCAGACCCTTTATCAGCTTGCCTACCATCCATAGGCCAAATTACAGGAATATGTTTACCTCTCATTTTTATAGCAGATGCATGAATAGGTACTGCTTCTTGCCTCATAGAATAACAATCATAAACATAAGCTGTATCTGTATCTCTATCCCAAGCAATCCATACTGCGGCTGTTGGGTGATCCCAACCAAAATCCAGCCCACAAATTTTTGGCCAATGATCTGGTAATTCAATTTCTTTACATACAATTTCTTCTTCTGCTACAGGAAATACTAAACCAGTACCTAATTGTGGTATTCCACGTTCTCTCATTTTTCTTTCGTGTGGCGGTAATGCGGCTAAAATTTGATCTCTAACTTCTTTTGTCATATGAGGTGCATCATCCCATCCTGCTGTTATTAATGCTTGGCCTGCTCTTAAATTATTTACAAATTGTGCAACTGTTTGTGTCATACCGCTTTCTGGTGTAAACGTCATATATACTACACCACCTTTATCGGCTGTCCGTGTTAGTGATTGAGTATATATTGGAGTAGGTGGTTCTTCATCTAACCAGATCACATCTACACTTTCACCCATCCATTTTTCTTTACCCATATCATAAGATTTAAAACCTAACCTAGAATGGCCTCCAGAAACGTGTTTTATAATAACAGAGTTTAATGCGTTAGGTACGCCAGCTTTTCTAATAGTTTCTACTATGTATTTTAAAGGTATTGAACCTGTGCCTTTAGCAGACGGGTCATCTGGTTGACCGATAAGTTCTTTTTGGCAAACATCCCTAGTGGTTTCGTTAGAAACACCCCCAGCCCAAGCACGAATTGGTCTGTTAAACCGTTTACCTTCCCACCACGTTGGGTATAGACCCGTCACATGGTACGCCATTTCCATAGCCCCACTAAAAGACTTACCGATCCTATTTCCAGCCATAAGCAATCTTTGTTGCGCTTTTGCATTATGGAATTTCATTTGGTATTTGTATGGTTTATATTCACTCATACGATTAGTAGCTTTTCTTTGCTCTAATATTTTGGCTATCTTAACAGCTTGTTCTAGGTCGTCACTTGTCATTTTTTATAATATATTTTCTACGTATTTTACGTGGTGTTGCTAACTCAAAAATTTCTTCGGTAGTCATATGCGTCTTATCATCAAACCCATAATGTTGTGTAGCAGTATAAGGAACTCTATCAACAAGAACATATCTATAGATATACGTACTATTCTGAAAATGCAATAAAGTTTGAGGTTTTTTTATCTGTAGAAATTTACGTGCCATATAAGCCATATAGTTTAAAAATTTTATATATGCAAGCTATTAACATAGGTTAATATTTAATAATTACCCATGAGTTTGCGGAGGCATCCATTGTATAGTGACACAAATATCGTTTTGGGGGGGTGGGGGTCAAATCACGGGCATCCATCCACACAAAGAAGCCCTTGTTTGTGTGTGTATGTAGGAGAGGAATAGAACAAAGCAGGGGTAATATCTACCAGACCGCAGCACTTGAGGCAGCAGCAGGGGGAAGGCGTGTGTGTGTGTGGACACCGATCATCCAGCCATCTTACGCAGGTAATCAGAGTGATGAGGCTTGTGTCATCCTTTAGGTGTTATGCTTATGTATGATGAGATATGGAGGAGTAACGACCTAGTTTAAGCTAGACCCGCCATCATTAGGATCAGTAAGTTTAACGATCTTCATGTTTGATAGTAAGTGATCTAGTTCGGCCTTAAGTTCCTCGTCTGTTTTCTTACCCGTTATATCTTCAAATTTGGTTGTAGTTTGGTAGCCCGTACGATCTAGCAATGAATTGATTGCACCTAGTTGAACGCTTGGAGTAGTCTTGTCGTTCTCTATCAATTTTTTAAGTTTATCTACCGCCATTGGTACAGCAGACCCGAGCAGCTTTTTAGTGGCCGCCTCAATTTGGTTTTGTAGTTTGTTTTTAAGTTCGTAGCCTTGCTGTTCAGCAGTCTTTTCAGAGTATCCCGCCTTGATTGCGGATTGTGTAGCGTTGCCCGTCTGACTAAAGTATTCAACGAACATTTTTTGTTTGTCTGTAAGGGTTTGTGACATATTTGCAACATTATAAACTAAAGTTTTTTTTTATGCAAATTGTTATTTTATGGGTTGACGGGTTTTATCAAATGAAATAATTATTAACTTATGTTAATTAAAATAGGAGAGAAAACATGGAAACAGTAAGCGTAATTAATAATAACTTTGAAGGCAGATTAACTGTTTATGATGGTGTTGAGCCTACATTAGAGGAGGCTCAAAAACACGTTGGCGGTTATGTTGAGAGAATTGATCTTGAAAGTTATGGTTGTTTATTAGTTGATGAGAATGGCAAACTAAAACAAAAAGATGAAAAAGGTCAATGGAGGCTTAAACCTATCAATGTTGAGGCTACCAAACTTTATAACAAATTATTTGATGGTGAAATTTTTGGTAATGTTATCCATATTTTGCCAGAAACTAGGAAGGAGTGGTAATGGAATACTTTTTATTGGCTCTAATTTGTTCCCTTATAATCGTTAGATTATGGGGGGATGAATAATGAATATTTATTTATCAGCAATTGCGTTTGCGCTTTGTTTTGCGCTTATGTTTTTAGGAGTAATTATAGCCATACATTTAAGCGTGTGGCTTGGTCTATCATTAACCGCAGTAGCAGGGATTAAATTTTGGTCTTATCTACCGCAATTAAACTAGGAGGAATATGAATTGGGCAGAATATATAAAACAAGCAATTGAGGCAGGGCTTAACAGCCCTACGCCTTATAAGGTTATCCCGTATAAAAATGGGATAGGTATTAAAAAAATAGTATTAATCAATAAATCAAACTAGGAGGAAAAATGGGATATACTAACTACTTTACACAACCGACAGATTTTACCGCAGATGAGTGGGTTGCTGTTATGAATGAAGCAAAATACTTAAAAAGCATTGGTAAAAATTTCAACGTAGGGATTTACCCAGATGAAATTATTATTAATGGTAATTATGAAAGTTGTGAAAGTTTTTCATTGATGAAAAAAGCTAAAACTGTACCAGACTACGAGGGGCAGGATGTGGAAACTCATTACTGTAAAACTAGGGAATTGCCTTACGATCTACCTGTTTGGCATTTACTTACATTTTGCCAAATGATTAAAAAAGACTTTGAATGTTGTCGTGATGCTTGGTCTTGGAAGAAAAACCCACAGCCCGCAGATGAGCCATTATCTGTAAAGTTTATACGCAACGATCAAGTTGAGGATAATAAATTACCTATGTCAGATATTAAATATTATCAGATGTTTGATGAAGATAATGAGGACAAGACTAAAACAACTTGGGTAAGGTTTAAAATTAAAAAAGGGTCTAAATGTAAAGCCTCTGGTTTTATTACCGCTACCAAAAACATTTTAAACTTGGCTCAAGTAAAAGATAATTTAGTTAGAAAGTCAGCTTAATGATTAAAATGAGAATAAAGGGAAAATTGTACACGGGTAAAACCGTGTATGATTGTTTGTGTCAAGCTATTAAGCAGCCTATTGATATAAACGCTAAATTAATAACTATTACAAATAAATTAGAAGGTAAAAAATGAATAAATATATTTTAATAACGGGAGGATTTATGTTTTTTTTTGGCGTTGTTTTTGCTTTTACAATTGAATTTGTATTTGGCACTATTATTGGAGGTGGTGGATTTTTAATTTTACACAATCACTATAAAGAACATAAAGGAGGTAAATAATGGCTAAAAAAAAAATAAGTTTAGAAAATGAATTTGCATTAATAACTGTAACGGAGGTTTATAGACATCCTCTTTGTGATTGTTGTTGTGATCATCCAGATGATGTTTTAAATTTTGTTTCTTATGACAAAGAAAGTTTAGTTAGTGAAAAAACAGTTGTAACAATAGAAGGGGAAAAATAATGGCAATAGACTTTGACGCATTGGATTTAGTAAGAAGTAAAAACAAAGCTAAAATGCATGAAAAGAAAAAAGCAATGAGTAAAAAACCAGAAGGTTGGGCAGTTGTTGTAACTTGGGAAAGAGAAGATAAAACGTGGTACACAGAAACTATAACTGAATTGCCAGAAACTATATCAATTGATATACATGATTGGTTAAATAAAAGAGCAAAGGAGGATTAATGATTATTTTTGGTAAAACTAAAAGTGATTGGAAAGTATTAGAATTACATTACAGACGTGAATGGGTTTGTTTTGTAATTGGTTTTATACTTGGTTCAATTATATTTTAATTAACATATGATTAA